ACTTTACGTTGTGCCTTGCGACCAAATGTTCCGGCGCCGTTTTCTTGGTTGCCAGCTTCTGACAACCAACGATGTGGATAATAGTCAGACATTAGTTCGTCGTTAGCAGTTCTAAAGTTACGTGCAAGAATGTCTACGTAGTTGCGTACAAAACGTTTAACGTTGAATCCTGAACGGCGTAGGTTCCACATCAGCATACCCTTTGGATATAGTGCTGGATCTGGACAGTCAAAGTCAACAAAGTTATTGTCTAGTAGTTCTATAATAGAACTAGCAGTTTCAACACGACCTGTAGTATTCCAACGTGCATCTGCAAACAAAATACCGTTTTCAGTTGATTGATCTGAATTGTCAACTAATGCCCACTTTTGAGTAGCATAGTTGAATTTGTAAATCATCGGAAAGTTTTCTAGGTCGCTGGTGTCAATCCATAGATCACCGTTAGCTAGGGCTGTTCCATCGCTTTGTGTTAATGGTGCAGTAGCACTAACCATTGGACCTTCTGGATCTGTACGATCGCCACCGCCTTGATTCTGAACTAAATTATTATAGCCAACCCACTTATCACCGTCATGAATCATCATGTCAACTTCGTCGATTAAGCTATTATACCATAGTTGTCCGTCAGCAGTTAAACTCTTTGGAGAATCTTCTCCGGCAGTATATGTTAAACCTTTCCATAGAGTTGCCACAAAGTGTCCTGCGGCTCCATCTGGATGATTATATAAGTTTGCAGTTGGTGCTGAACCTGATGTGGTAAATCCTGCATCACGGAACGCATCAGCAGTACCGTCAGTGATATAAATTTCACCACCTTGGTTGTGCTGAATTACAATTCTGTTTGCACTGTCAACACTGGCTACAATACTTGTTCCAACTGGCATAACTGCGTTGATAGCCGCGGCAACTGTTTCAGCATCGTCAACTGTGCCAGCTGTAGTAAATGTAACAGTTACGTCTGCACTCAGTGCGGTTGAACCTTTGATGCTTTCACTGATAATAAAACTGCCTGCACCTGCAGAGAATGTTCCAGAAGCAACTACACCTGAAACAATCTTAGTTTCGCCTGCGGCTGTTCTTCTGTAAATTTTAAAATTAGCTTCAATATCTGCACCAGATAATTCAAAATCATTAAACTTTGCATACAATGTGCCTGTAGCTAAGTTGATTCCGCCACCGCCTGCATCTAAGCTAGCCAGCGCAGAATGTCCGTTAGCATACAATGGGCATTTGATTTCTTCCCATGCGGCTGTTGAGCTATTGTAACGCTTTACTCTTACACTTGCGCCTAGGTTAGGTTCGGTAGTCTTAAACCAAACTGAGCCTGTTGGGCGAGGATTTGTGTCTGTTAGTTTAAACAATGGCACACTGGTGTGTGCTGATATTTGTAGCTTTGGAGCATAGTATGTACCAGTCTTGATACCTACTGGACTAGCTGTTGTGCTTACGCCTGCTAGTGTTCCGCCAACTGTTAGTACGTCAACATCACCGTTTAGATATAGTTCTAGTTTACCGTTAACTGCGGCTGCTGTAACACCTACAACAGTTGCGCCAATTGCTGAAACTAGTGTAGATAAACTTGTTGCGCCTGTGATGCTTGTACCGTTTAACACCAATGTGTCTGGGGAAGTAATGCTAGTAGGAACTTTTGTGCCTGCTACTGCTGGCCAGCTCTTAGTCCAATCATTTGAACCAACTTGCTTCCACTGACCTGAACGGTTTTTATAAAATAATTTGTTTAATGTTGTAGTGGCAACAATAGCGTAGTCGCCATTTGCACCAACTGAACCCTTTGGAGCTCCGTTAGATACTTTAGTAGTATCAGTAATAACTATAGGAGTCTTTGATACAAAAGTTTGTCCGTCTGTTACGCTGGCATCGCTAGCATTCCATTCAAAAATACCAAATGATGTGCCTGCTGTATCAAACCAATGTGTGCCGTTAACTGGGGCGCCTGCTGGAGCAGATGCAGATGCATCTAGCTGTGCTAAGTCAATGTCAGCTCGCACTACAAATGCGCGATTGCTAACACCTAAATAACTGTAAGCAGTTTGCAGGCCGTATTCGTTTTGTTCGCCTGCGTGGATAGGGTTATTATTCGCATCTGTCTTGAAAATAGGCGTGCCAAATGTGTCTGCAAGGTCTTTCTGACTAGTCAGTAAATACACCTGCCCAGCAGTTGCTTTAGCTGTTCCTGGAGCAATTCCAGATCCAGATCCATTTTGCTTATTCTCTTCAGAGGCAATAATAATTAAGGGAGTTGTACCTGGGGCAGCTGGTGTATAGAAACTCTCATCTATTACGCTAACGCTTACGCCTGGTGAACTTAGTTGAGCCATATTAGTAATCTCCATGAATACATGTTCTAATTGTATTTATGGTGAAAGTACTTTTTGAGCTGATTATAACTATTAAAAAAGGGGGTAAAAAGGTGTAAATAACTACATGAGACCACTTTGTTCATGCGGATTGCGGCCGTGCGCAGTAAATTATCGCAAAGGAAAGAAAACTTACTATCGTAAGTTATGTGAAGCTTGTTTATATAAAGGAAGCAACGCCGGCTCACCTAAATGGTTTCGGTCAGGTTACAAATTAAAAAACATATGTGATAAGTGTGGATTTAAAAATCCACACAAAGAAGTTTTTAATGTGTTTCACGTAGACGGCGATCTAAATAATTGCCGTGTGGCTAATCTTAAAACGGTGTGTGCAAACTGTCAGCGGGTTTTGCATAAAGAAGGGGTTCGCTGGCGGCAGGGCGATCTTGTACCAGATCTTTAACCTGCGTAAACAGATCGTTAATACTTCCGTTGTTATCAAAGATATGATCAAATTTAGTTCCGACCCATGCCGTTTCACTAGCGTGAATCTTTTGCTCAGTTAACCAAGTTTTAGCACTGCTTTTTCCCTTATTGGCTTGCAAAGCAATATCATACCAATGCGGGCGAATTCCACGTTCAACACAGACAATTTTACCGCCTGCTTCTTTAATTGATTTAATTTCATTAGGAAAACGACAGTCGCTAATAACAATATCGTCTCGGCTGTTGCGTAGTTTGTTTTCTAGAGCGGCAATCCAAATGTCATCGTGGAAGCCTTTCCTGCAGACTTCAGTGCCCCAATATTGTAGTACCCAACGAGGAGTTAAGTTAGGCATATTCAATCGTTCACTCCACCACGGGTCTATTTGTTCTCGCCATTCACGAGCAGATGTAGTACGTCCTTCAAGCATAGTTCTATCCCAACCAAACACCTGAGCAACTGCATCTTTTAAACTGTTGGCAAAACTTTCACGCCTAAAACCGTGGAAATTTGTAAGATAATCAGCAACTGTATCTTTGCCGCTACCAATGAACCCGCATACACCTATGATCATAAGAACCCCTGTAATTTCTGCTATTATATAACAGATCTATTACAGGAGTCAATAATTTGTTAGCCAATTACAAAAGTTAGAGGTGTTCCGCCCGGAATCATTTCGTTGATTTCTTTTTCTAATTTTTCAACTTCTGATTGGCCAGCAGTTAATAATGCGCCGCCGTTCATTTGAATGGCTTGTCCCGGTCCTGCAATGCTTGCAAACTTGCTACGAGCTTCACCTAGTATTAGTTTGCAAACTGCTAGACTATAGTCATACAACCACTGTTTGGCATATGTATCTTGCAATAGCACAAAATCTGGTCTAAAATTATGTGTTCTTAACATAATTTGCTCTTGGGTGGCAAACGGTCTTTGCAAGATTGTAAGAATGTGACTTGTAGGTTTCCACTTAAATTCTATAAAACTACCAAACATTTTACCTACTAATTTTTGGTATCCGGAATACAACTCATAAGTTGCTAGACCGCCCATCATGCTTGAACTCAACAAATAAGTGTTAGTATATGCTAAATTAAACGGCTCAAACAGAGAACCGCCTGCGCCCATGCCGCTTCTACTACCAATTGCTCTACGGTAGACACTTTGTACTTCGATAACTTCGTCGGGCAGTCTGTATTCGTTAACATCCTGCTGAAGTTCTAGAAACATATAGCTTTCTTCAACAGCATTACTACTTCTTTGTCTAAATTTACTAAGCGCCCTATTGAGTGCAGTTTCATAGTGAATTGGATCTAGCTCGACTTCAACCATTCCGGAGCCAAGCATGGCTTGAATGTAGTCAAAGACTTTTTGGCGTTCTTGTTGGCTCGTTGTAGCGTTAGTATCAGGCATATTTGCTCTCCCTACATATTTAGCTGGCGATAAATATGAGTATGCCGCGAATATCACTATACAAACCCGAACGAGGGCAAGACTATAAATTTATAGATCGTCAAATTTCTGAAATATTTCAGGTTGGCGGTACAGACGTGCATCTGCACAAATATTTAGGTCCTGCAAATCCTACCGAACAGTCTGCAACAGCAGACCAACCCCATTACGTTAATGGGGTCAAAGAAACAAACATTCAAGATCTATTGTTGTTAGAAAATAGAGATAGAAAATATGATCCTAGTATATACAGAATTAGAGGTCTGTACAATGTACAAAATATTGATTTTAATTTAAGTCAGTTTGGGTTGTTCATTGATAACGACACATTGTTTATGACTGTACATATTAATGATTTTATTAATTATATCGGACGCAAACCGCTCAGTGGTGATGTTATAGAATTACCACATCTGCGTGATGAGTTTGCATTAAATGATTTTGATATTAGCTTGCCTAGATATTATGTTATTGAAGACGTAGGTCGTGCAAGTGAAGGATTTAGTGCCACATGGTATCCGCATTTGTATAGATTAAAATGCAAAAAGATTACTGACAACCAACAGTTTTCTGATATACTTGATCAGCCTGCCAAAGAAGGTAGTGATCAAACTCTCCGTGACTTGTTAAGCACTGCGGCAAAAGAATTAGCTGTTAACGACAGTGTGTTGTCACAGGCAGAAGCCGATGTTCCTCAAAGTGGATTTGAGACTAGACAATACTATACACTGGCGGTTGATCCAACAAACGGTCAACCTGTCTTAGAAACAACCACGGGCGGAGATACTGTACCCGGTGTTCCAAATCGCACTGGGTATAGTGGATACTTACTAGGCGACGGTTACCCACCTAATGGTCACAGTTTTGGACATGGCATTCAGTTTCCCCAAGCACCTCAAGAAAGCGATTTTTTCTTGAGGACTGACCTGCTACCAAATAGATTATTTAAATACAACGGAACTCGTTGGTTAAAAGTTGAAGACAAAGTTAGACATACCTTGACAAATACTGATACTAGACAAACTCTTAAAACTGGGTTTATCAACAACAAAAATATTACCGGTACTACTATCGTCCAAGACGGAGTCGACATTCCAACTACCAATACCATTACTATTCAAACAGCAATACCTTACACTGCTGGCATGGGTGGCAAGGTATTCATTGGAGATTCAAAAGTACAATCAGTGGTTGTTACATCTGGTGTAGGAGGTAACGCATTGATCACTATGGGTGAAACTGCCCCAGCCAATAGTAATGTTCAATGGACATTATTCAAATCGTTCATTGATGAACGTAGTTCCATTAGCAAGGCAGTTAAGCCTAAGGCAGATTTATAATGCAACATTTTTATGATGGTCAGATACGCAGATATCTGTTACAAACAATTAGAGTCTTGAGTAATTTTACAGTCAAGTACGGGGATGGAAGATTAGTTAGGATCCCGGTAATTTATGGTGATGCAGATAGACAGACGGCATCAATCATGCGACAGAACAGTGAAAACAAAATTAACAGTGCTCCTAGGATTGCTGTCTATATCACTGGACTTTCTTTAGATCCTAGCAGACTATCTGATTCAACATTTGTTGGCAAAGTGCATGTGAGAGAACGAGCAGTTGACCAAGACACTGGTGAATACACAACAGGAGAAGGTGCTAACTACACCATTGAGCGCCTAATGCCAACTCCGTTTAAGTTAGACATCAAGGCCGACATCTGGGCGGCCAACACTGACCAAAAATTACAGATACTAGAACAAATTTTAGTATTGTTTAATCCAACATTAGAATTACAGACTACTGACAATTATGTTGATTGGTCTAGTCTTAGTGTGTTAGAAATTAAAGACCTGGCGTGGAGTTCTCGCAGTGTGCCTGTTGGTGCTGACAGTCCTATTGACATTGCCACTATAACATTTACTACTCCTATCTGGATTAATCCTCCTGTAAAAATCAAACAACTTGGTATTATTACACAAATCATTACCAGTCTGCACGAAGGCATTAGTACGCCAGAAGCTTCTTACATCGACGGCTTAGGTACTGATCCAATTGCTGACGGGGCACAGAGCGGTATTACATTAATAACTAGGATTCCAGTAGCACTAAGCGGATACGGTGTACAAGTATACAACGGTCAAGCTAAACTATTAGCAAAAAATGAAAGTGTTGTTGCTAGTGAACCGTATGCTATTCCAATTAAACAAGGTACTGACATCAGTTGGTTTACTTTGTTAAATCAATATCCTGGTCAGTATACAGCTGGGTATAGTCAAATATATCTTAAACAACCACTTGGTAACGAAGTAGTTGGAACTATTGCAATTAATCCAGCAGACGACTCAGTATTAACAATAAATTGGGATAGTGACACGTATCCTAATAATACTGACCTAGACTTATCTGGACCGCGAAGTGCAAGCCCGGGAACATTTGACGCCATAGTTAATCCGTTAACTTTTAACCCTAGGGGTCAAGACGGACTTGGTACATTGGCAGCAGGCGCTCGCTTTTTAATTGTAGAAAATATCGGTGATATAGACAACGAAGACGGTCCGGATGCTTGGAAATCAACTGGTGGGGTTGACTTTGTTGCTAAAGAAAATGATATAATACAGTGGAGCGGCACACAGTGGCAAGTTATTTTTGAAGCTGCTCAGAGTGAAGACATCCTGGTCTATCAAACAAATATATATACTGGAGTTCAGTATAAGTGGGACGGTGTTAGCTGGACTAAATCGTTTGAAGGCGAATATGAAGAGGGTTCATGGAGACTAAGACTATAACAGAAATTGTCTGTAGCGGCGCATTAATTTACGCCAAGAAAAGTCACAGGTTTTTACTCTTACAAAAAACAAATGGAAAACATGCCGGTACATGGGGATTGGTCGGCGGTACCAATCTCGAAGGTGAGACTGCGTGGCAGGGACTTCAACGTGAAATTACTGAAGAAATTGGCAGTAATTTTAAAATAATTAAGACCATACCTATTGAAACTTTTGTCAGCAATGATAATGTTTTTAACTTTCATACCTATCTATGTGTAGTAGAAGACGAGTTTGTGCCCATTCTTAGCAATGAGCATAACGGATGGGCTTGGGCTACTATTGATCACGCACCAAAACCTTTACACCAAGGTCTTAGGAATAGTTTTAGCAATAGAACTGTACGTACTAAATTACAAACAATCTTTGACCTAGTTGGTCTAATCTAATATGTTTAACTGGTTTAAGAAAACAAAAAGTTGGGTACGATTCTATTCTATGGATCAAAATGTATCTATCATGTACCCTGTAGTTGACAATCGACTAACCGATCGAGATTGGAACAACGTAGGTGATATCTCAAGAAATAGACCTGAACAAGGTAAGCAGATAGTATTGAACTGTCCAGCTATTAAACAAATTACCAGTGTCGGCTATGTACTGCGAGCGCCTGCTGATTTTATAATCAAGACAGGGCCGAGTATTCAACATTTATCGTGGGAAACTCCATTTGTGTTTAAAAGACACAGCGACAAATATACATTTAGTGGTAGTGAATACTATATTAGTTGGCATAGTCCATCACAAACCGAACCATTGATTCCAAAAGAAATTTCCAACACAGACAAACCGTATTTGCATTCGGCAGTGAAAGTTGAGACTCCTTGGCGAGTCAAAGCCAGTGACGATATTGTATTGTTGCAGTTACCTGTGACTTATAATAATGAAGCTAGGTTTACTGCTGCCATAGGTGTGTTAGATCCAAAATACATGCATTCTGTTAGTGTACAACTGTTTTGGCATGTGCTTGAAGGTGAAACATTGGTCAAAGCAGGCACTCCACTAGTACAGTATGTTCCGGTACAAAGAAGTTTATTTCAAAAAAATTCAGTAGACTTTATTGTTGATACTGCTACAGATGTAGAAAAAGAAATTGAAGAAGCCTATGCGTTTGCCAATCACAGTCGCTTCCCTAAAACAGATTCTGCTGGTAATAAAGTAAGAGTAATTACTCAGCTGTTTGAATACTTTAGAAAAAAATATCCCAAGTCTAAAATTTAAATTACAAGTTTAGTTAGAGGATGCTTATTGATAGTTCCTCGTAGAAATGTATTAAAGCTCAAAGTGATACGCGGAGAATCTCCTTGGTATTCTTCTACCAAGTGTTCAACAGAACTGGGGAAAATCAACATTTCGCCAGGCGCTAAGTTTATTCCCCAACGTTTAGAATTATACAAATTTGACTCGATGATATCGTACTCCAGTGTATCAAACGAGCTGGTTATAAACACTGTTGCGCCTCCTTGATTGTCAGTAGCTAGCGAAACAATACCACTTAAGATAGAATTTGGATGCCAGTGTCTATGATGACTTTGCCCTTTTTCTGTTTTGTTAACCCATGACTCGGTGATATAAATTTCACATTCTGGAGCCGCATTTATAATTCCGTAAAAGTAGGACTGTACTTTTTCCATAATTGCTTGTTTAATTTGAGCAAATTCGTTTGTGTCTAATACCTGCTGACTACTACTGATACTGTTGTTATAATTTTCAAGCCATTCAATATTAGACATGTCTAAATTTAAATCAATTGTAGTTTTAAACATCGGTTTGGCAAACAAAGGGATCAGCTGTTCATTAATCATTAAAGGGCACCTGTAAGTATGATATATATAGTACTTCACACCTGGTTAACAAACAATTTATGAAATTAGAAAAAGATATTGGCATTTGGGAAGGGCTTATTGGGGCAGAAGACTGCCGGGCCCTGATTGATTATTTTCACAAAATCAAAGAATCTAAACTAAGCTACACACGATTGGACCTTAGGGAAGCACCTAGTCACAAAAAGAATGACGAGGCAGTATTCGTCTTAGATCCAGAAACTATGCGGGTCATGCCTAATGAAAAACTAGTAGTTCCGTTTATGCAAAAATTTTGGAACTGCTACCGACAGTACATGGAACACTACAGTGTGCTTCTTGAAACAGGAGATCACCAAGTTAGAGCAATGAAGGTTCAAAAAACCCTGCCTGGCCAAGGATACCACATGTGGCATTTTGAATCAGACAGCGCAGATCGCAGTGCTAGGATATGTTCTTGGGCTGTGTTTTTAAATGATGTTGAACAAGGTGGCGAAACAGAATTCTTGTATCAGAGCACTAGAGTGCCTGCAACACAGGGCACACTAATGATTTGGCCAGCAGGTTTCCCTCATACACATCGCGGAAATCCTCCGCTAAGTGGAGAAAAATTTATCTTAACAGGCTGGATTGAATTCTAATGGAAGTTCTAAATTTGTTTCCTGTTGAATTTTTTGTTTTTAAAAACACTGCAATTGACAACACTAAACTCATTGCAGAGCTTGAAGCGTTGGATGGCATTGAAATTAAACAATCAACAACTATGAGTCTTCTTGTTGATCTAAGAAAAAATGAAAAATTTAAAGAACTGTTCTCTTGGTTTGATCAGTGTCTTGAAGAAATTAGACAGACTATGAAATACGATTGCGATCGATTTGAAATTACCAACAGTTGGGTAAATGTAGCCTTGCCTAAATATAACATGCATCAAAATTATCACAAGCACTCTATGAGTTTTTACAGTGCTGTCTATTACTTTACAGAAGGCTCTGCCACTGAGTTTGAAGATGCAGTAGTTGATCGATCAAGAGCGCAGTTAGAAGTATTACGGCACGACTATCAGCCGTGGGAAACAGTAGTACCAGAGCCAGGCAAACTAATTATTTTCCCTAGCTATGTTTATCATCGAAGCCATGCTCACATGGGCAATGAGTCTCGTTATATTTTAAGTTTTAATACGCTGCCGGCTGGCAAAGTAAATTATCAGTTAGCAACTGATTCAAAAGTACATATTAAGGTTGAGTAATGATTAAAAAACTTATAGTCTTAGGTGGCGGCAATGCAGGACTAATGTCGGCATTATATCTTAAAAAATCTATTCCAGATTTAGAAGTAGCACTGATAAAATCTAAAAAGATAGGCACTATTGGTGTTGGTGAAGGTTCGACTGAACATTGGACTATGTTTGCTACCGCAGTAGGTATTAACATCATAGACCTTATCAATCACTGCGGCGCCACTATTAAAATTGGTGTTAAATTTGAAGACTGGCACGGTGACGGTACTAGTTACTTTCATAGCTTACCAGCACATCTTGTGTCGTTAGATTCATATACTGGTGCCGCAACTACCATGATGCGCCTAATAGGTGACGGTGTTAGTACCGAAGGACTACACTGGCAGTTACCTATGGACGGCTATGTCCGTGAACCCCTTACTGACTATTTTCAATTCCATTTTGACAGTGAAAAATTAAACAGTTTCTTAGAAAAGAAATGTGTGTCGTTGGGCATAACAGTAACTGAAGCAGAAGTAGTTGGGCCTATACTAGACGATCAGGGATTTGTTTCTCAAGTTATTGATGATCAAGGACAGTCTTATTCTGCAGACTTTTTTATAGACAGTAGCGGATTTAATCGAGTGATTGCTTCTAAGTTAGGAGCAGAATGGGTCAACTGGTCAAAGTATCTACCACTAAACAGTGCTGTGGCATTCCAGACTGCATATGAAGAGAAGATTCCGCCATATACTTTAGCCAAATCAATGTCTAGTGGTTGGCACTGGCGCAGTCCAGTTCAAGATCGTTTTGGTAACGGCTATGTGTTCAGTGATCAATTTATCAGTGAAGATCAAGCCATAGGCGAAATACAAAAACATTTTAAAGATACAATAAAAGTTGGACGTAAGATTAATTTTGTGTCAGGCAAAGTTAATCAGGCATGGATTAAAAATTGTGTATCTATTGGTCTTAGCAGTAACTTTGTAGAACCTCTAGAAGCCAGTAGTATTTCAACTACTATACAGCAACTTCGATTGCTATCAGCTTCTATTTGGAACTGGGGTCGAGATGACACCAGTACTATTAAAAAGTATAACAGCGTAGTTGACGATATGATGTCAAATGTTTTAGACTTTATTCAATTGCATTATTTTACTCAGAGAACTGATACAGAGTTTTGGCGGTGGTGTAAAAATGAAATTACTGTTACAGATTTTAATAAAGAAAACATAGAAGTGTTTAAAAAGAATTTCGTTAATCAAACAGTCTTGCCAGAAGATGGTACCATGTGTAACTTTAGAATCTACGACTGCTTAAACTGGATTCAGGTCATGCACGGATTGCGTATGTTTGATCAATCTAGCATAAAGAAATTATACGAAACTCGATACGGCCAATACAGAACTGCAGATATAGAATACTTGTCTACCTTAGAGCACAAGCCGACAAATGGTTGGATACCTTGTCGACAAGCGGTTAACATGGTCAAACAATTATCAACTACTAACATGGAATATAAATTATGATTAACTCGCTATGCATAGTTGGCGGCGGCACTAGCGGCCTAATCACAGCTTTGATGATGAAAAAAGGTTGGCCGAACTTAAAAATTACAATGATTGAATCTAGCCAGATTGGTATCATTGGGGTAGGTGAAGGGTCTACTGAACACTGGAAAAAATTTATCAATCACATAGGTGTAGGAGTTCCCGAATTAGTTAGAGAAACCGGTGCTACATTTAAAGTTGGTATTAAATTTACCAACTGGCACGGTGACGGAACTCACTATTTTCACAGCCTAAGTGAACAGTATGGTGGAATGGCAACTGAAAACGGCTTACCATTTACTTGGATTAGAGCAGTTGGGGAAAACTGGGATCCGTTAGATACTGTGTGGAAACTAAGCCGAGACAGCAGGCATGTTGAACCATTACATGAAATTTTAAGCCAATATCATTTTGATACACATAAATTAAATGATTTCCTACATAGGCTGTGTAGAGAACGTGGGGTGGAAATCATTGATACTGAAATTAGTGATGTTACTCTAGATCAACAAGGCAATGTTGACAAATTAATTGATGCACAAGGTACAGAACATGCTTACGAGTTTTATGTAGACTGTAGCGGGTTTAAAAGAATTATTGGATCTAAACTAAATGCAAAATGGATTGATCGTACTAATCAGTTGCCAATGAATAGTGCTATTGCATTTCAAACAGGCTACACTGAAGACATTCCTAGTTACACTGAAGCAACTGCACTAAGCAGTGGCTGGTGTTGGAGGATTCCGACGCAGGAGCGATATGGTAACGGATATGTATTTTGTGATCAATTTATTGATGAAACTAAGGCCTACGACGAAGTTAGCGAGAACTACAAAAAATTAGATATTACTGACAATATTCAAGTAGGTAAAAAGATTAAATTTGGTGCAGGGCATGTTGAAGAATTCTGGATGAAGAATTGTGTTATGATAGGCCTTAGTGGAATATTTGTTGAGCCTCTAGAAGCTAGTAGCATAGGAACAACAATTCAACAGTGTTTCTTATTACTGCCGGCAATAGCATTTTGGGAGAAAGGTGACACTAAAACTGCCAAGGGCTATAATAGACATATGTCTACAATTAGTAATAATATAGTAGACTTTATACAACTACATTATTTTAGCCAGCGACAAGATTCAGAATTTTGGAAGTGGTGCCAACATAGTCTAGAGTGGACTGACTTTAACAAAGAAAATATAGAATATTTTAAAAAACACTTTGTAAATCCTCATTATTTTAATGCCCCATTGATCATGTTTAGTTACTTAAATTACAGTCAAGTTATGCACGGTCTTAGAATGTTTGATCCTAGTCGTATGAACATGCTGTATAACAATCACTTTTTAAATTATAAGTCAAGCATAGACAGGGTGCTGTTAATTAACGACCACGATAACATTGAATCGTTCAGTCATAGAGAATCACTTAACAGATTAAAAGAAAGATATGACACAATTGAAATTAAAATTTGATGCTGTAGTATTAGGCGGCGGCAGTGCCGGGTGGCTCACTGCATTATTTTTACAACGCAGTTGGCCTTCTTTAAAAATAGCAGTAGTTGAAGATCCTAAACGACCGCCAATTATTGCCGGAGAAAGCGGTACTACTACTTTTGTCAGTCTTATGCGATATCTTAAAATAGATATTGATGACTTTATAAAAGAAGTAAATGCTACTCCTAAGTTAGGCGGTAAATTTACAGATTGGAACGGTGTAGGGACAGAATTTATTCATTGCCTCCAAACAGATCACGCACCGTGGCTGGACGGCTGGACTGATTTTGCTGATTCAGAATTAAGTAAACAAGATCTTAAATTAGGATCGCTAGTTAATATAATGACTGCGGAACGTCATAAAGACATATATCTAAGAACACTAATTGCTAACGAAATTCCATTAGCTGATGCGTTTTTAGCATCAATGTTTATTAAAGAAAATAAAGTTCCGTTTGGTTCAACTAGCGATATTCCGTGTATTCCGATGTGGCATTTTGAAAGTAGATCTGCGGCAGCATACTTTAAGAAGTTAGCATTATCAAGAGATATAACACATATTGAAGGTGAATACTTGTCAAGTGTGCAACAAAATGACGGTAATATTGAACACATTAAAATAAATTCAGATCGTGAAATGTATGCTAATTGGTTTTTTGATTGCTCTGGATTTGCTCGATTGTTACTAGGTAAAGTCCTAAACGAAGAGTTTATTGATTATACAAACTACTTTCCAGCTAGAGCAGTAGTAGCATGGTGGGATGACCCGTGTTATTGTCCAACTACAAATGCAACTGCAATGCAATACGGATGGTCGTGGAATATTAATTTGCGTCATCGATCTGGAAATGGTTACATCTACGATCCAGATCATATAAATTTAGATCAAGCCATTGGCGAAGCAGAAAAAAGATTTAATAAAAAAATAGAACCTATTGCTAATTTTCAGTTTACTCCGGGAATTATGAAACGTGCATGGTCAAAGAATGTTATAGGTGTCGGGCTTAGTACTGGATTTTTAGAACCGCTAGAAGCAAATGGAGTTGCAGTGATTATTGAAACACTGTATGCGTTACAAGATCATTGGAAGCCAACTTCAGAAAACAACATTAGATCAATAGAACACTTTAACAGTAGAGTGTTTGCAATAACTGAAGATATTCGAGACTTTTTAGCATTGCACTACAGAGGTCAGCGTCGAGATACTGAATTTTGGCGTAGTCATGCATTTGACAAGCACAGAACTCCTGAAACGTTATCTAAAATCTTAGATAGTTGGAGTAATTTCTTCAATAACAACGGTCCGGAACCGTTTGTACACGGATACAGTCCAACCGCATGGTTAATGGTTTTACAGGCATTAAAGGTATTTCCTACCAATTACCTATCAAACGTACATGCAAGAAACTTATCTACAGGAAAAGCTGTGCTAGATATTAATCAAAATAAATATAAAACTATTGTTAATCCATACTGGACAATAGAGCAGTGGATTGAAAAGACTGCATAAATACACTGATAGAGGAGATTTACATGGCTACATACAAAATGATCCTAAGAGACGCGGAGAATCCAAATACATCGGATCTACACGTTTTTGAAGTTCTTATCACCGCAGATAATAGGCAACAGGCTCAAGCACTCTGTGAACAGCAACACGGATATAAAAATATCGTTGCAGGCCCAATTAAAATTGAAGATTAATTATTGCGTAGGATATAGTGCTCTAGCTCGCCTATTCTACGCAACTCAGGACTAGCATATTCAAAGGGCAGTCCTAGGCAAGGCCTAGTATCCCATTTTAAACACGCATCAGCTCCATTAATATCGACATACTGCAAAAAGCATTGAACTTGGCGAGATCCTTTAAATGGCTCTCGCCAATGTTCATTTTTACGTCCGCTATAAATTACTAAATCGCCGACATCTAACAGAATTTCTAATACTGTGTCGTCGTCTTGCTTGATAAACAGCGGCCAATCAACTGCATCTTTTTCAACACAAACACTAATAGTTACTTCACTACTCTGTCGGTCTTTATGTACCGACAGATCTGACCCTGTATAATAGATTCTAGCATACGAATATGTAGGTGCTAGTTTTTTTGATGTTGCTTTCTCAATCAAAGGTAACAGTTTAACACTTAATGCTTCAAACATTAAAGGACTATATCTAGCAAAACTGTTAGAACATAAGTCTGCAAAATTTTGACTAGGATATAACGCCTTGCAAGTATCCTCCATCATAGAAAATTCTAAAGAAAGGAATTCGCACATCTCTAATGATACGGCATTTTTTACAATTATTGGCTTCATAGCAGTGGCATTAGACTCATATTAACAAACGGACGTTCTACATAATCTCGTATCATTGGGTGCTCTGGTAGTACATGTACATCAAAACCGATAGTAGTTCTAAAACCTTCATAAGGCTCTAACACTTCTACTTTGTGTAGTCTGTTACCAGGACCAAAGTATATTTGTCCTGGTTTATTATCAATAGCATATTTTTCAAAAACAGTCCTAGTGTTTTTTGGATCAATTGCAATATACCCGTGATAGTCAAAATCATGATGATGCCAGTCTAGCACTTCATGCGGTCTATGATAATTTACCCATGCTTCAAACCATAACGGTCGAGTGTCACCTAGATCGTTTCGTATTACACTTCTTAGTTCTTTATAGATCTGATAAAACGTGCTCGACGGGGCAGTTAATGCAAATATGTTGTATTTGGTATAGGCCCATGTTGACGATTCTTCTGGAAATAATTTCTTAAAATTATTATGAGCAACTCTTAGATCTTCTTGAATGTTATCAAGGTTGTTGGCTATAAAGTCAGACTGATGAACAGAATACTTGTCTGAAGTTGTATCAAACACATGGGTACTGGGCATTTGATAGTTTAGTTTAATATCCGTCATAGTATCTTTTCTAGGTTAATATTTAACACACATCTAAATTTAGAATTTTTAGCAATCGAAGAAGAGTGATAATATTTTCCAGGAAATATCAGTATCTTACCTTGTTTGGGAGTTACTCTCTTTTTTATTGTGAACTTATCTGATTGTATCCGCATAATATCATCTTGGCCGCTACTGTAGTTTTCGTTAGTTTCATTAAAGATTACAGTATCTCCGTCACTGTCGTTTACATAATAAATTGCGTTCATATGCGGGAAAAAACTATCAATATGAGGCATATGATAGTCTTCAATTGCAGATGAGTTAGGCAATGTTAGATTAGCTCGCATTCTTACCAGCCTGTTAAACTGCAATTTGGTTTGACTAGTAATAGATAGCACTAGGGGATAAAACAAGTTAAACCATTGGCTTGCGTACTTACCTTGTTCGTAAAAGTAGTGATTAAAACCTACGTGATTTTGCGGATTATCTGCGGCCCATTGGTCACCTGATACCATGTTGGTATTAAGTATCCAGGAAAATTCCTGGCTAGTCATTGTTTGTAATATATGTCGTTGGTAGTCTACCGGTATAACATCTTCAATTTCTATAATATCTAAATCAGTATTCATTGCCATGTGCCAAAAAAGTTAATTGTTAATCTTGTGTTTTCTTTGGAGCTGCCAAAGAATTTATCAGCACTGTGCCAATGGTTAGGATGAAACATTACGCATCTGTTAAATTCGTTTTCAACAGTCATTGTCTTGTTAAAAAGGCTTTGCTGTCGTTGTTTTGCAGTTTCAAACTTTATTCGATCTGCCGGTTCTGAATTATATTCATCTATTGCTAAATGCATAAATGATTCTGTATCAAAATTGACGTGGTTATAAAACCCAGTTCCGGTGCCTCTAGGGGCAATGGGGTTTAGGTAAATCATTCCTGCAATGTTGTAGTGTGGTTCGTCTTGATGTATCCAGCCTGTTCCAAATGTTTCATCTACTAGAGCAAATGTAATTTCTAAATGCGGAAATTCTTTAGCGCCATGACAGTGCTTAACTAACTTTCTAGCTAGACTAGCAAACAAATCAGGATTAAGTTTGTTTAATGATTTAGCCCGTAGACCCGGATAAGGTGCAAATTCATCTCGATGGTATTCCTGTTTTAATGCATACTCTCTCCACAAGTCTGGAGACTCGAGAAATGTATCAATAACCTTAATTGGAGTGTAGGGGATCTTCATGACGCTTTAATAAAAAATACCTGTGTTAATCTGCTGTCTTCTATAGCTTTTCCAAAAAATGCCTCTGCACTATGCCAACACCTTGGATCAAAAATTATACATCTATTATACACACTTTCAATGTTAACACTAGGAGTAAAATGACTTACTTGTTCTTCTCTGTACTTTGCATAATTATAACGCTCTTCAGTTGCCGCTGTCAACACATCTTCCATAAAAATACTCGAGTATTTTTCTCCGTCAAAGTCATTTTGATCTTGGTATATAGTGGTTCCAGAACCTAGTATTGTACCTTTGTTTAAGTATATTACTCCTGCAATGTTTAGTTTAGGGTCATCGTCGTGTACCCAGCCTCGTCCGTAGCTCTCGTCTATATACTGGAACGTGGTTTGTAATTCTTCAAACCGTGTAAATCCGTATTGGTGTACTATGGTTAATAATTTTCGCATAGTTATTCGAAAAATATCTTGATTTAATTCATGTAAGAATTTTGTCCGCAATCCCGGCCAGCTGCCTCGATCACCTTTAAAAAATTCTTGACTTAGTGCATATTCTCTCCACAGATCCGGATCTTCATAAAAGTTGTCAATGGTCATAGTAGGCAAGTAAGGGTTAAGAAATCTGTTTTTAATCCCAGATTGCTTAATAAAGGCCTTGCTCTGTTTGCCCATCTGTAATAAATGATTTACATGATCTGTCATTTTTTATTCGCTGTAAAATTTATGGTTAGTGCAATGCGTTTAGCAAACATCTTAGGACAGCTACTGGCATGATAGTGCCATCCGTTAAACATTAATAGTTTACCTTTCTCAGGTGTACTTTTATGCATGGGTCGATATCTCTCAGCTTGTTCAATCTCGTGAAATATTACAGTATCCCCATCTGCTTGATTTACGTAATAAATTGCAGTCCAGTGCTCTTGTTCAAAATCTCTGTGCGGAGTATTATGCTTATACTGTAACTGAGGCAAGGCATATTTTGTATTCATTAAAAATCCTAGTCTCATTCTCAATAACGATTGTAGTTCATAACCTGTTTTTTCTAATACGTTATCTAATAAGGGTTTAAAGAAATCATAATAAGGATTAGACTCGTTATTAGGATGATATATTAAATTAACAAAACTAGGTGTTGATACATTTGGATCGTTTGATCGCTCAAAGGTAGTGTCTTCTAAAAAATGCCAAGGAAACTTAATGTCTGTTACTGTCTTATAAATTTCGTCTTGATACGATGTGTCAATTACATTTAATAATTCTATGGGTTTAAACATTGGGATTAATCCTATACATATTTCTATCAATTCTATTTTCTTCTGGGTCCGTAGGGAATCTGTTCCAGCAAGGAATGCTCATGCTTAATCTCTTGCCTGTTGGATAGGCGCAATGATACATTCTTGATGGAATATATAGTGCGTCGCCGGGTGATAATTCTATATCAATTGCAACATCTAGCTCGTCATCACGTAATCGATTATTCATAGTGCCAACTTTATACATATACGAAATTCTATTATTGAATACCTTCCACCTAGTAGTGCCTTCAACTTGAATAATAAAGTTACAAGGATAATCATCGTGAATTGTAAAAGATTTAGAATCAGTTAAGCCACAATAGACATGTATTGCTGAGTTGACGTCAAACATTCTTTCAAAAATATCTAGCAAATGATTAGTTTTTTCATTGTAGAATCCATAGTTCATTATTATTAAACTATTTCCCTGATGAAATTTTTCAAATAAGAATTTTTTATTTTGTGCAGTTTTTCCGTACATCCAGGCTTTTGTTGATCTTGGTATGTCAACTTTAAGTCCGTTGCTATCAATCATCTCAAAATCGTAAAGGTACGGATTGTTCATACAATTTTCAACATCCTGCCAAGATAATAGTTCTCCAGGATTAGCTAATAATTGTTTGAAAAAATAAGGCTTATCGTCTACTAACAAGTTAGTTTCGTTGAGTATGCGTTGACCTATAGTATTCATCGTCAGTCCTTATTATTTTTGTGTTGAAAGATATTGATATTCTGTCGTGCTCAGTTTCATTTTGATCAACACCGTGAGGTAGCCAGCCGGGAAACATTATTAATTTTCCAGTTTCTGGAGTAAACGCCATTGCGCTATTATTAAGCTGTGTGTAGTTTGCAATCCGCGCGGCGCTGGCAATGGCAAAATCTTGACTATAAGATTTATAAAAATTTATGTTACCTTGTCCTGGCCCAGCTTTTAAATAAAATGCTCCGGATATAAAACTGTTGTCGTGTATATGCACGGAATTTGAATGATATTTACGATTAACGTTTATCCATATATTTTCTAAGACAGTAAAACAACTAGAAGGATCATACCCAAAGTCTAATACACATTGGTTAGTTTGTTTTATAATTTTTTGTTCAATTTCTGCGAACTCTGGATAAACGCCTGGCCTAAAATCTTTACTCTGCCAGCCGCCTTGATTGCTTAGTCGTCGGCCTTGAGGATCTTGTTCCATTAATCGATATGTTAGATCAATCATGGGGTCGGTGTTAAAACCAGTATGTTCCCACCAAATAGGTGTTGGAAAACAATAGTCTAAATTCATTTTAAAATATCTCGCATAGTCATTGATTGCCGTTGTAGGTGGCTGAACGCAAATGCATGACTCCATCTAAAATCTACTTCAGATGTGATATGCGGGTTATGACACACGCCCGATGGATATATTGTCATTGTGCGTTCTTTAGTAGGAATACTACCCAATAATTCAAACCCCCACCTAGCTAACTCGCTGTCTGATAGATTAAACCAACTGTCGGCACGATGCGGAATTTCGCTTTTACTTTTCCACTCTTCGTGTAGTGGGTGCTGTGTATCTAACTGGAAGTCGTATAATTCATTGCTCATGATCCCGTGATACTTGTATAGCTTTGTTGAGCTTGTTAAAATTGCATGATCGGTAAACCATAAATTGCCTACAATACCATGAACATAATCAATGTGCGGAATTCTCCAACATTTTATAGGTTTAGCCTTTTCTTTAAAATATACATTTCCCCATTCGTGAATTTGCGGGTCAACAACATCTGCACTACTAAATGTTTTTAGATATAAGTCTCGTAATAAAAAACAAATGTCTTTACTAATCCATTCAGGGACATGAATTGTATCAAAAGGATTTGGATCAAAATTACTAGGGTGATTATTATCTTTTTGTATAGGAAAACTTGCAATTAAAGTTTGAAATAGGTCGAACATTTCGTCTGTCTCAAACGGATGTTCAGCTTCCCAATATCCTAGACCGTAGTCTAGCTCTATGTAATTACGTTGCCAACTATCGAGAGTCTTTAACTTTATTACTTCGTTAAAGTGATTAGCATCTGGGTAGCATATTTTAAAATCAATCATTTTATGTTAAAAGTTATTACTATTCGTTCTTCGTCTGTTAAATTAGGTTGTACTCTATGCTTTAGCCACCCTGGAAATATTAGTACATCGTTAGTAGTAACTTCAACTTGGGAGTATAAGGTAGTTTCAGGTATAATTGGAAATGTACTTTTATGATATTCTAACGGATCTTTAAATTCAATATTTCCAGAATTAGGGGGAGCCTTGATATAACAACTGGCAACAAACGTTCCAAAATTATGTATATGCTCGTCTGTATAACCACCGCGACGGTGACGATTGCACCAAGAATTTATAACTTCAGAATAGTTATGAACAAATTTATAACAGTTGCGAATTTCTGCCACCTTTGTTCCAAGCCACATTTGAAACTTTTCTAGTTCTAACCATGTGTGAGGTTGATAGGTGTTATCGATTGATACTGTCGAGATCGCATCTCCTTTTTCTAAGGCAGAATTTATCTCTACTTTGGCAAATAACTCTTCTAGTTTAGGTTGAAGCTCATCTAAATCAAAAGTATAATTATATTTCCAAATTAGAGGCGGGAACGTGTAAAGTCCGCCGTTAGGCAGTAGTACTTGTTGATTCATAGGTCTCAATAGCCAATTGCAACCCCATAAGCACACCTTCCATTTTAAGCACATCGGTTGCTAAATCTTGACGTTTGCTAAAATCAATAGATGTGATGCCGTATGGATTTAACTTAACGTTAGCAAAGTCTTCCTCCATCTTTGCAAGTTCTTGCTCGTTTTGTTCTTTTTGTAACGAAACATTTTTCATAGTTTCTTCTAACGTAGATTTAAATGTCATAGTAATTACTCCTTAGTTTTATACTTATTTAGAACCAAACTAGTTCTGGCCAAACGTGACTTGAGATTGTCGTGAGGTAACAATGTGCAATTGGCAGCAAAATTAAAACTTCTTTCTCTTTCAAAGTCTTTCTCAGTTGCCTTGACAATTTCTACATTTAACTTCGACATTGATAGAGTTGATTTCTCAATCGGAATAATCTGACACAACGGAGTTCCTGCCCTGACTAATGTTTCACCTTCGAGAACATGCCAAAATAATTGTACGTTTATGGCATGCATATATTTTGGGTCAAGAAATCCGTGTGCGGCTGTGAATCGAGGTTCTTTGTTATAGCTGATTGGAATTTGTAAGAAAATTAAATCGTCACTAGCATCTAGTCGCCACGGTGTTTCAACTTTGATTACACTCTTAAGTGTAGTACTTGCATTATCTAATAACGGTTCAACTTGTGACGGTGTATGAGAAGCTATGTAGTTAGCTGTACCAGGAGTCCCTTTACTAAATTTAATAGGTTCGGCCCACTCAAAAAACATGCCGTCTCCAGATGTCTTAATTACAAAATCAGCAGGTGCAGTAACAACCCATCCTGCGGTAATTAGTTTTCTAATGCCAGGGCAGTGTTTAGAACTTAATTCGGTAGTGTTAGTTTGCTCTTCAAATTCAAATGGGCGGCGCACTGCCGTTGCTCTAACAATAGGGAATAGATCATATACCCCTGACTCAAGGGTATAAAATCTCACATACGATTTCTTTTTAAAAAATGATAGTAGTTTATTAAACAGCGTGATCATCTTTTCCACCGTAGATATTTTGTTTTAAAAATTCATAGTGGCTAGGCAATGTCTTAACATGGTCTACGACAAAATCTCTGTAGTTCTCATAACTTCGTTTAGTAAAGCCAATTTCTTGTTCTTTAACTAATGGATCCATTCTATTACCGCCATAGAAAATTAATTCTTTTGTAGATATAGATTTAACACCCATGCCTGCGGCAATAAAAACTGAGCCTGTTAGATCTTGTTGGTACACTTGGCCGCCTACAATATTTCCTAATAAGTTTGGAAACATTGCGTTCATTAACATAAAATCGCCCATTTGATCAGGGCAATATTCATTTAATTCTGTACACCAGCGCCAGTATGGTGTGTCTGTTCTGCTTGAAAGTGCATAGTGCAATGCTATAAAATCTCTAAATTTACATACTTCGTTTTCAACAGACAGATTAAACCCTTCTATCTCTGATCGAGTAATAAATCCTTGTCTGCGATTTAGAGATTCTACTAATTTAATAATGTTCTCGTGTGTAGTTAGCAATCCAGTTGATTCTAAGGGTTCTACAAATCCATAGCTTAGGCCAACTCCTACAACGTTGGCTACCCATGCACGACGACGTCTACCGTGTCTAATATCAATGTGCATCATTTCTGCATTTTCTGCACGTTCTTTAGATCCGGTAGTGGCAAGATGTTGTCTAAATTCTTTTTCTGCTTCTTCTTGGGTGCAGAATCTTGAAGAATATACATATCCTGTTCCAATTCTGTTCCACAACGGAATATTCCAAACCCATCCGTTTCCAAGCGCATGACAGTCTGTTACATTGTGCATCTCTTTTTCGCGATCTTCATAAGGAATACGGCAAGCCATAGCTTTATTATTAGCTAACATCTTTTCAAACGGTCTAAATTCTGAACCCATCCAGCCTTCTAACAGTACAGATCTAAAGCCAGTGCAGTCAATCCAGAGGTCTGATTTAAGTACAGTTGCATCAGTTAGCATTATATCGGTTATATTACCTACATGGTCTTTCTTATGTGAATGTACGTCACCTATAATATGAGTGACTCCGTTAGGTATTGCTATATTTTCTTTTAAATATTTTCCAAGTAACTGAGCATCCATGTGATACGCAGTGTCGTACTTAAAGTCAAAATTTCTTAAAAGATGTTGTTCATCTTTTGTTTGTTTGTTATACTTGGCCAGCATGGTATTGCCGGTACATACAAATTCTGCAAAGGTACTAGGACCGTACTCATCGGGATACAATGTTGATAGTTCAGACCAACTTTGAATTCCATTTGGCTTGTCAGTATAATCAAATCCTGCACTAAAAGGATATTCAAAGAATGTGCCGTCATTTTGCCTAAAATTAGTGAAACGAATAGAATTTTTATAGGTAGCATTACATGCCGCCATCCAATCTTCATCTTTAAGACCTAGTAGTCCAAAATATTTGTTAATATGTCCTAGTGTGCTTTCGCCCACGCCAATAGTACCCACTTTTGAAGATTCTACTAGGGTAACATCTAGATGTGGGCAAAGTTTTGATAGCGCGGCTGCTGTCATCCAGCCTGAACTGCCACCGCCAATAATTGTGACCTTTTTGATCTGCATTGAAATTCCTTAATTTTAGTGAAATATTTATACTGTTACTGAGCACTGGTGAATAAAAAAGGCACCCTAGAGTGCCTTTGTTTATTCTAGAGCAAACTTATTAGTTACTGCTCCAACCAGAATAACGTTTCCACGCTGGCAACTCGGCAGTAGAAGGTCTTGGTTCCTTATCTGCGCCTGGCTCGCTTACAATAGATTCCGCCATCATTTCTTCTAATGTCTTTGGAACAACTGCCACAGGCTTAGGAATAATAGACTTAACGTTAGTAACGTGTTGGTACCAATCCCCATCTCGACTAATAGTGCCCGTAGTTCTTAGCTCGTGATATAACATGTCTAGTTGTTGGCCAATTTGTCCATATGCTACAGATCTAGCAACACCGTTATTAGTAAACGGGCCGTCTCTTTCGATCCATATCATCTCTTGAGCAGTTGGACTCCACTCTAGCGTCCAATCTAATGTAATTTCATCTGGTGCGTTGACCCATTGAATAGTTGCATCAGGGCCGCTGTAAATTTCATAGTCTTCACCCGGATCTACAATCTGTTGTACCCAACCTTGATAACCTATTAATGCTTTTTTCATAATCAAATCCCTTATTTGTATTCTTCAATAACTACAATTCCTGGACGGCCATCTGACCCTCTATGTCCATGGAAATGTCCTCCAGTACCACCTGTACCTGGAGCTGAATGTCCTTGGTGGTTATGTGCAAAGTGACCACCCTGTGGATGACCACTTGGTGCGGCACCACCAAAATATGTTGTACCGCCTGGACCAAAGCTATGATGGTGATCGCCGCCGCCGCCTTGGTGCAAGTTTAAGTCACCACCGCTGCCATTACCACTGACACCACCACTGTGTTGGTTTTGTCTATTAGCGCCATGGCCACCGCCAGCTGACATGTAAGGTCCAAAACTAGTGCTGTTGCCGTTGCCGCCGGCACCTGAATAATAAGTTCCACCACCACCACCACCAATAGTAATACCTACTGAGCTGATGCCAGTTACATCCATTACCCGTTCTGAGTACCCGCCTGCGCCGCCTGACTCACCGTGCCCACTCGCGCCACCGCCTGCTCCAACTAATTTTACTCTAATGTATCTAACGCCACCCGGTCTATTCCAAGTGCCGTTACCAGTGAATACCTGCATACCGCTAAAGCCAAGAGTTGAATATTCGTAGCCGTTGGCTGAAGCGTTCATTCTTAACACAGTATTGGCACTGCCAACACTAGATAACCCAGTACCGCCTCTGCTTACTGCAAGACTTCCTGTAACCACACTTGAATTTAAATTTACTGCACTTGCCGCAAATTTTCCAGAAGTTACTGCTCCGTCTTGTATGTTACTTGCAGATACAGTAGTAGATGCAACTTTTTGTCCGTTAATTGTTCCGTCTTGAAACGACGTGTCAACTAAATTTTTTAATGTTTGATAATTAAATGGCATCCTAAATCTCTCTTAAAAGAACTCTGTGATAACAACTAAGCCCGGACGGCCATCAGACCCTCTATGGCCGCTAAAGTAGCCACTTGTGCCGCCAGTGCCAGGAGCTGAATGTCCTTGGTGGTTATGTGCAAAATGGCCGCCTTGTGGATGTCCTGCAGGTGCAGGTCCTCCCCAGAAACTTGATCCACCCATACCTGATGATCGTTGTTCATGACTGCCGCCTGCGCCACCGTAGACATTTAAGTCTCCGCCTGAGCCAACACCAGGTAATCCACCATTGTGTTGATTATGTCTATTGGCTCCGTGGCCTCCACCTGCTGACACATACGGACCAAAACTAGTAGTGTTTCCGTTGCCGCCTGCGTTTGAGTAGTATGTTCCGCCACCACCGCCACCGATGGTAATACCGACGTTGTTAATACTGGTTACATCTAACATTCTTTCCGAGTATCCGCCTGCGGCTCCTGACTCACCGTGGCCGCTGCCGCCACCGCCTGCCCCTTGCACTTGAATTTGTATGTATCTAACTCTACTGTCACCTTTTGACCAAGTACCGTTACCAGTAAAAACAACCATACGATAAATTCCAGAGGGTTTAAATTCTGTTGCATTGTTAGCAGAATTAGTTGTTAACACTTGATATGCGGATCCAAATCCAGTTTGTCCCGTGCCGCCTCTAGTAAACGGAAGTGTACCGGATACTGTTGCAGAACTCAAGTTTACAGATCCCACACCCATTTGTGTTGATGTAATTGTTGAGTTAGCTATTTTTAAATTAGTTACTGAATTAGGGCCTAAATCTGATCCTGTTACTGTAGAATCAACTAGGGCAGAGCTTCCTGTTAAATTCTTTAATGTTTGATAATTAAATGGCATGTCTACATCTCTTAATAAAAGTTAGTTACAACAACTATACCTGGACGGCCATCTGACCCTCTATGCCCGTGAAAGTGAGCGCCTGCTCCACCCGTTCCTGGAGCTGTATGTGTTTGATGATTGTGTGCAAAGTGACCGCCTTGTGGGTGATTGCCCGGTGCGCCACCTCCAAAGAATGTATTTGCACAACTTTGAGCACTGTAAGCGTGATGGCTAAAACCACCTCCACTGTGAATATTTAAATTTCCACCTGAGCCTGAGCCACTTACACCACCACTGTGTTGGTTTTGTCTATTGGCTCCGTGTCCACCACCTGCTGACACATACGGTCCAAAACTGGTTCCGTCGCCATTGCCACCTGCACTTGCGTAGTATGTGCCGCTTCCGCCGCCACCTACTGAAATACCTACTGAGCCGATGCCAGTTACATCTAAGAATCTTTCGGCATATCCGCCGGCGCCGCCACCTTCGCCGTGGCCACTGCCACCGCCGGCACCTGCTTGTACTTGTACTTTGATGTACTTAACGCCTGCAGGTCGTGTCCAGGTGCCGCCACCTGTCCACACTTGCATACTTTGAACACCGTGATTTTCCCAACTTAGCCCAGATCCGTTACTTTGAAGTGCTCTATTAGCACCGCCGAAGCTTCCTAGATTTAGGCCGCCTGCTGAAACAGTTAATGTTCCCGTTACTGTCGATGTACTAACATCAACGGCACTAGATGCTAACTCTGCTGCCCCAATAACACCTGATTGCATTTTAGATGCATCAATTGAACCGTCTGCTAGATCAGCAGCCGTCAATGTGCCGTCAATAATTGACGTATTTGTAATGTTCTTAAGTGTTTGATAATTAAACGGCATAATTTTCCTCTATTAGATACCTGAATCTACTAACCATCCGTTAGTTGCTCCTGACCAAATTAGGCCAAAGGCAGCGCCGTTTGTGGACACAGTCATGCTGTCTAACTGACCCATAATTCTGTTACCGTTATTTCCAATAGTTAAATTTCTTACACTGAAAGTTCTTGCAAAATCGATGAATCTTATTTGGTCGCCTAGTGTTGGGCTTGCTGGTAGTGTAATTGTAATTGGTGCTGATCCCGTGTCAGCAAACAATCTATCGCCTGCAGATGCTGTGGTGCCACTACTCTGTACAACCCAAGGCTTACCATACTTAGTTTCAACAAACGTCTTAGTCATTAAGTCATAAGTGTTTGTCGGTGTAAAGCTAGAACTAGCTGTTACAGCACTGCCGTTAATTTGTAACGTACCTGTTACTGTTACGTTGTTAGTAAATGTGCCTGAACTGCGGTTATCTGGACCGTTAGTAGTACCCATTACCAGCCAGTTAGTACCATCTGAATATAAGTTAATAGATCCGTTTTGTACCAGTGTTTGGGTTGCGCCGCCTGATGCAACATTAGGTGCACCTTGGAAAACACCGCTAGGTGTTGATAATGTTACAGTGCCAGTAGTTGCATTAAAGAAATGTGCGCCGGCACCAAGAAACATCATTGGATTTGGAACTGTAACAGTATACGGTGCCGTTCCTGTTAATTTAGTAACAATACTTTCGTTAGGGGCAGTAAGAGTTACGGCTCCAGTTGCAGTTGTAACTAGGTTTGTAGTGTTATATCGTGCCATGTTTTTTCGCCCAATTATGTTGTTGAAGTTTCAATGCCGTATACAGTTGTGAATACCCCTGACGCATTGCTACTAACACCAACAATATTTAATCCTGCATTTAAAACTAAACCAGTTCTTTCAAATACACCGTTACCTGGGATAACTGTGTTCCATTCAATCCATTCACTAGAGCTCGGCGTTGTTGTTGACGCCAATGCTAGTTTTAGTGTAACTGAGGTTGCGTTCTGATTTGTAATAGAAACGTTTGCAATAGCATAGTACCCGGTTGGTACCGTGTACAATGTTGTATTACTGCTTCCTACTTGAAATGTTGCTAATCTTCCTGTTGCCATGTTTTATTTCTCCATTTATCGTTGCATAAAGAATCCAAGGGCAACGGGTGCTCCGTCTATGCCGCCTGTAAAATTCATCTTAGCGTTTATATTAATTTGTACGCCAGTAGTAGTACTTATCGTATTACCGGCAATGTAAACTACACCAGATGTTAGTGTATTTACATTCAATGAGCTTTGACCCCCACCAATTTGGGCTGTAATATAGCTTCTAATTGCTCTCTGTGTAGGAACAACATTATCGCTGTTAGCTGTAAAATATGGGTCTGTTGAGAATTGCGTAATAATCGCACTACCAACACCTAATTCTACTGCTCCCAACTGTAAGCTATTCAAACCGCTTAGATTAAATGCTGACGCATTTAATGTAGCAGTACCAGTTGCTTGTTGTACTCCAAATAAGCCACCAACGTTGAAGTTACCGTCTTGGTCAGTACTTGTAAAGAATACTCGTCCGCCGCCACTAGCCAACTGTTGGTTAGCTGTAACTGGCTGATTGTAAGGAATCCCTGGATAATTTGTGCTGGCAAAGTTGCCAGTACCAATGTACAAGTAATCATGTCCAGTTAAACGAACTTGTGAATACTTGAGTCTAGTTGTTACTATGTCGCCATGATTTGGCGCTTGGTAGACTGTAATTGCTGGGTTAATTTGAAGCTGTGCAGAATAATTGCCTGCTTCACCTAACACGTTAGTTACTGTAACTAGTTTAAACCATATACCTGGAATACTTGCAAATTCTACGTTAGCACCAGGCTGTGGTAGTGCATATAATCCTGAAAGATTAACAAACGTACTTGGTTGATACAAGTTAGCACGACCGTCACCAATAATATCTGCACTGGCAGTTGTATTAGCAAGGCCTCTGTTTGTGAAGCTTGGGTTACCTAGCGCACCGTCACCTTGACGAACACGAACTGCTACAACTTTAATCTTGTTAGGATCTGTAATAGTTGCAGTAGAACTTGCTCTGTAAATCAAGTTGCTAGCCGTTGCAGTATTTAATGTTACTGGTGTTGCTGATCCCGGAGTAGCACTGACTTTAAATTGTGTGCTGGTAATAGTTGAACCAATTACATAGTATGTTCTTTCAATTACTAGGCCGCCAGCAGTTGTTCCAAAGAATTCAATTGGCTGCGAATCTACTAAGTTTGTAGTATCATTAACTGTAATTAAATTAGTTGATGTTGTAGTTGCACTAACAGTGCCTTTGGCAAATCCTGAACCTGGTTCAATCATACGTATTTCAGTTACTACGCCGCTGGCTGTTCTTACTCTACCTAGAGGTCTTGCACCAGTCTTGAAGCTGGCTCCAACTGTGCCACTAGAACTAGATGCCGCAATCCAAATTGGACTGTTGCCTAGTGTAGCGTTAACTGGATTACCAAATGCTAACGCTGACCAGTTAGTACTGGATGGCATTGCTCTTTGAGTCCAAGTTACACCGTCTGAACTTGTTGCACAGATTGGTGTTCCGCTAGCAATAGCAAAGAATAAACCTTGACCGTAGGAAACGTGGGTCCAGTTAACTGCACTAGGTAAGCCAGCTGGGCTTGAATTCCAAGTTACTCCAGTATCATAACTATAAGCTACTGATCTTGAGTTGCTTGCAATAGCAACAAAACGTCCGTTACCGTAGGCAACGCTGGTCCAGGTGCTCAATGCTCCTGGTAAATTGCCGCCAGCAGTCCATGAACTTCCATTAGAACTGTGTGCTGTACCGTTGTTTGAACTAATTGCAAGGAATTTGTTGTTACCATAAGTAACTGCGGTGTATGTTCCTGCACCTAGTGTAGGTATAGTTCTTGCAGTCCAGTTTTGACCGTTAACACTTGATACGCATCCGTTGGTTCCGCCAACTGCAACAAATACTCCACTACCATATGTAAGGCTTGCCATAGCAGTTGAGAATGCATTTCCAGCTGTCCATGCAGTGCCTAGGCCTGCTGGAGTTTGGTAAGCATTATTTGTGCCGGCAATAGCAATGTACTTGGCATTGCTGTCAACAATTGACACTGTAGGCGTAGAAGTATAACCGCTTCCACCGTCATTACCAACTGCAATTGAGCTTACGCCTGTGTTGGTTAATGTTGCTGTAGCAGTAGCTTGGTTGCTTGAACCGCCACCGCTTAGTGTAACTGTTGGAGCAGATGTATAACCTCTACCCCATGAACTAACAACAATTCTTGTAACTCTGTCAGTTGCCGCTGTTACTGCTGGAGCCACACTATATCCTGATCCTGGAATTGATACTGTTACTGTAGCAATTGCGCCGTTTAGCACTGTACAGGTAGCAGTTGCACCAGTACCAGGGCCGCCAAATAATATAGTTGGTGGTGTAGTATAACCCACACCGCCGTTAATAACTCTTACTGTGGCAACCTGATCTGCGGTAGCGGCGCCTGTTGTATTAGCTACACCTAATATTGCTTCTAATACCGCGCCTTGTCCGCCTAATCCGCCAACAACTGCTGTTGCAACTGCATCTTGTCCGCCGCCAAATACAACATCATTCCATGTTGAGCTAGATGGTAGGGCGCCTGCATTTGCCCATGTTATTCCATCATTAGAATAAGATGTTGCTGTGCCGCCAGTTGCAACTGCTACAAATTTCTCACTGCCGTACGTGGCAGCTGACCATTGTGCAGTAGCACTCATAGATCTTGCAGTGCCTGTAAATCCAGGTGCTGTGTAGCTAATACGTGGTTCAACAATGTATGCTGTTGTCAAATCTAATGCATTTACAATCGGTGTTCCTGCAACAATATGATCCCATCCACTTTCGTATAGTGTAATAGATTGGCCAGTAGTAGTACCAACTGATAATGCGGCTCCGCCTGTTGCAGATGCAACTCTAAACTGTGTGCCGTTAGTAACACTCTGTACATAATACACTGTATTAGCCGCTAATGTTCCTATTGCTGCCGAGAATATTACTGGTTGATTTACATATAAGTTTACAGTTGTTGAAGTTGTAATATCACTACCGCTAGACGCTGTTAAGGTCAATGGAGTAAAACTATCTTTCCACACTGTTGCTTCTTTGCTACCGTTGCTAAAAATTAATACGTTGGCATATTGGCCGACGCCTGTTCCGCCTGTAATTTGTACTCTCATACCAACATATGCACCGCTTAGTGCAGTATCAGTAGCAGCCAATGTAATTGTTGTCTTTGAGCCACCCTGTGCCGCATTTGCCGCACCTGCGTAGTTAGTACCACCAACACCGTTTCCGTCATTTAGATCAATGATTCGTGTTTCAAATACAGCAGTATCACGGAACTCATCACCAATTGCAGTAGCATTATATCCTGCACCGTTGATAGTAGGTGAGTGGTTAGTATAATTCTCACCAGCATTACCAAATTCAAATCTTAAAACGCCGTCAACGCCGTCGGTTACTACGTTAGTGACCAGTGCCTGGAATGCTTTATTATCTATTGTTCCATAGATAGGTACTTCGTAGCTGTCAACGCCTTCTGCAACTACTCCGTATGTACCATATGAACTGTTACCGTTAGTAGCACGGATACGTCCACCTAGCTCTGCCATATACCCAGCATAACCGTAATATGAGAACACAGAAACAAGCTCTGTTAAAGCATTGTTACCAGTACACCATACACCAATACCGTCACTTAATACCTGTGTAAAGTCGTTTGACACGATAGAGCGATTGCCGCCTGCGTGTAAGGCACCGTCAATTTTACAGCCCACACATGCAGTACCAAATGTTGTTACGTTTTGTACGTAACATGATCTGCTGGTAACCCATGCACGACTATCATTTGGACCAAAGCCTGGATCAAGACTTACATATGCACCTGCTGTTGGACGCTTGGTACCAAAGTCATTAGCTTCTGTTAATTCGCCAGTTAAGCCGCTTACTGTCATGTTACGAACACCAGTTGAATTTCTAACATAGAACATGTCTGACTTAATAGAACCACCTACTGCATTATTATACAAGTTGGCTGCAAACAATGATTTATAGTTACCAGTGTATTCTAAATCAAAGATCAATGCGTTAATATATTCTCTCATATCTCTACGACAGAGCGCTGGCTCAAATCCGTATGTTGCTGTTGCAACTCCAAATCCTGCAGATACTGCTAATGTAGATCCGGCAAGTGTTGGATTTTCAACTGTAAATGTTGTTGTACTAGGTACAGTTAGAATCTTATAAGTTTGGCCGGCTGTTACTCCGCCAATCACACCACCGATCACAGTAGTTAACGTACCGGTGCCATCTATTAGATCAAATGTTGCTCCGCCTGTGGTTTCGCTAATTGTAATCTGGGTTGATGTTTCAATAGTCTTTACATAGTATGTAACACCCGACATAAGATTACCGAACCCTGTGCCTGTAAACACTATCGGCATGTTAGCTACAACGCCAACAGTATTTCCAATAGTTACACGATCATTACTGCCAGTGGTTGCTACAGCAATAGTATTAACTGTAGTTGCTGTAAACACTACAGGGTCACCTGCTACTAAATTATGTGCAGAACTTGTTGTAAATGTGTTAGTTGGATTGCCTTGTGTTGAAACTACTGTTCCGCCAAAATTAGCACTGATCCAAGCAGTTGCTTCATTTTCTAAGAACGGTTTGTTAGCACGTAATATTTCAGCACCATTAATTGTTGCCAACGTGTTGTTGTATGTTATAGTACCAACGTATTCAGGAGTCTCGCCAATTCCTTTATCAAGAATATTGATAACAACATCCATGGCTGCTCTTGCTCTTGATCTAGCAGTGGCGTTATTAGCTACTACTGTGGTAATCTGAGTCTTTAAGAATCTTAAAGCACCAATTGTTGCTGATTTTTGAGATGTCAATACAACTAATGCACTGGCAACTGCTCTGTGATAGGCCATACCAGCTTTTACAGATCTGTAGTTTGCATCAAACAACATGTCATAACCAACTGCATCAATAATTAACCCAATGTCTCTTGAACAAGTCCCAGTATTATACACTAATGTTGGATAGTTTGTATTAATGTATGAAATTACGGCTGCTTGAATTGTTGCTCTTGCAGTTTGAAGACCAGTGTTTTGTGCAACTAATGTTGCATCAACCCAGCCAGTGCTAGCCAATGACGGTGACGGAATTACTCCAGTATCAATAATTCCAGTAATAATATCTACCAATGCTCCAACAGTGCTGGCCTCTGTGCCTGTTCCTGTTGGACCTGTTACTCTAGTAACACCTAATTGCAGGGCGGTATAAACGCCACCTTGTGCAATTGCTTGAACTATTGTTTTTAATACTCCATAGGCAGCTAATGTAGCTACTTTATCGTTTGCATCAATTTGTAATTCTGTGTATGAATAATAGGCAGCACCTGCTTGATTGCTGGCAAAGTTTCCACCATAGGTTAAATCGTAGCGCAATGCGTCAATGATGTACCCAATATCTTGTCTACAACTAGCTTGGCTGTAATTATTACCGGGATAATTTGTTGTTAGATATTGAATTAATTCGGCTTGAACAAATTCTTTATTTGCCCATATTAAATTCTTAGCATTTGCTGAATTAGTTGTTATTGTGTACGGATTTGGCCATGTTAATCTTGGCACAGCGCCGCCTGTGATATATGTTGTTATATCATCAATAGTGGTTTTAACTTTAACTACGGATCCAGATGCAACAACACTCTTAACTTTGTATTTTAAGAATTTTAACAATCCTAGTGTTGCAGACTTTTGACTAGATATAACAGTCTGCGCTGAACTAATACCTCTATAGTAAGATTTACCTGCAATAGTTGAAGCAAAGTTAGATCCAAATAGCATATCATAACCAAGAGCATCAACAATTAAACCTACGTCTCGTGAGCATGTTGACTCATTGAATGTCAGAGTCTGATTAAACTTCTTAACCCAACCTACTGCATCACTTTGAATTTCAGCTTTTGCTGCCTGTAGAGCAGTGTTGGCAGCAACAATGTCGCTGGCAACCCATGCAGTTGACGGAGCAATCACTGCTGGGGATGTACCGTTGGTAATCCAGTCAATGACGTTTTGCATACGATCTTGTGCAAATGTGGCTGCTGATGCATTACCACCTGTACCAGTTACTACCTGTGGAGTACTATTTCCAGCTTGCGGAGTAACAGCTAATTTTTGTGCAACGTCGTCAATGATGCTCTTCATGTGAGTGTAGGCTGCAATAGTTGCGGCTTTGCTGTATGACGGAATTGTCAACAATGTGTAACTGAAATATGCACTACCTGTGATTAGTGTTTGTGTATTTCCACCATAGGTAATGTCATAACGGATAGCATCTAAAATGTATTCAACATCTCGTTGGCATTTGGCTTGTCCTGTTGCACCAAGCTGTACCCATACGCTGTTGAAGTTGTTAGAAATATACTGACTAACATCTGCTTTAATAAAGGCATAGTTTTGTGCTATCTGTGTTCTAGCATTGGCAAAGTTTGAATCGTAGCCTGTTGGGTCTGGAATTGACTCAACTGGAGCACCGCCTAGACCGTTAGCTAAAATATCGTACATGACGTCTACGTTAACCATTGTTCTATCAATAGCAGTTTGACTACCCACATCACCTGCAGGCAATGTAGTAACTTGAGTTGCAGTATTGCCAGTAGTTGGTGTTATTGCAATATTTTGCATAACATCACTAGTAATATTTTTAATTCTAGTAAGTGCTGAAATAGTCTTTGTTTTATCATTGGCTAAACTAGCTATTGCTGGAGCAGGTTGAATAACTGAACCGCGAAGCTCGTCACCAACAAGTGCTACATTTTTTGGCACAACAATTGGCAAGATCTCAAAGAATGTACCTGTCTTGATACTAATTGTTGTATTAGCTTGTACTCCCACTGGGATTGCTGTTGCACTGCCTGCTTGTATACCTTTTACAACAATATCTACTAGGCTTACTGCAACGTCATCAATATCTGCTTCTGCTGTCAGTGTTAAGTCAATGTTTTGAATTGCTTGATTACCAACAGATACGCCATTAAGTGTTTGATAATTACTTGCAGGGGTAGCGTTGTTTAAAACTGATGCTACTAATACTTTTAGATAGTTATAGGCTGCAACTGTTTGTGTTGCTTGTTGGCCGAAATTGCTAGTGATATAAGCATTGCCAAGTACGGTATAATAAGATCTTGCAACTTTAACTGAGTCGTCGGTACCGCCATGGCCTATATCGTAAACTAACGCATCTACAATGTAGCCAACATCACGCTGACACTTGTTGTAGTCATAGGCTAATGAGCCAGTCATTGCGGCAGTTTGTGTACCCAATGCTCGTACTATGCCGCCTTGTGTGTTGCTAATTGTAAAATGTGTACCGTCAATTACTTGTTTGACAAAATATTTTGTGCCAGCAGTTACTCCACCTACAGTTCCGCTGAACTGTATTGGCATGTTGGCCGTCAACGAGCTAGTTGAACCTGCTGTAAATTCGTTTGTTGCGGCACTAGATGCAGTGATATTAACAGTGTACGTATATGTAACCCAGTTGCTTACTTCTTTCATTAAGAACTGTTTGTTCTTAGCCAGTAATGCTGTTGAATTTTTATACAAATATCCGTCTTCAATCTGCTTACATGCATATCGAACCGTTTTCCAAGGCTTGTCTAAAGTTAAGCCGTAGCCGCCTTCGAGACTGTCAACGCCTGTAGGAGCAACATATACTAGGTTATTAATAACCCCGTAGTATGCCCATTTTGGATATGCTCCTGAAACACGTAATAGTTGTCCATCTTGACCTAGTGGTAAGCGTGTAGGACCTGTATCGCCATAATAGAATATATCACCTTTGGTAGTTAGTGATGCAGATTCTGCACCAGCAGTTAACAAATTCCAATAGGTGGCTGTGATGTCGTTGTCTGGTCTGTTTGGTGTTGCGCCGATGTGCGCATCAATACAAATGTAGCTGTTAGCACCAAAGAATACAACATCGCCTAACACATAGGCTGTACCTGTTTCCCATGTAGTTGAAATACCTGCTACTGTAACAGCAGTAATTGTACCACTGCTCACGCCGGTAACAGTTATAGTAATATCGTTTACTGGAGTAATACCGCCTACTAGTGAACCTAAAATCTTAATTTGATTAGTGGTAGCGTAGCCGCTTCCTACGTTGTTAACTGTAACAACGTAAGTTGTATTTTGTCTTGTTATGTCAAATGTTGCACTGGTTCCAGTGCCGGACAAGTTAGTTCCAGAGACTCCTGTGTAAGTACCATTAGAAGGTGCCCACTTTAATCCAGAATTTAATTTTGCCCAGTAAGCACCTGTGGGAGGTACTTGATTTGTACTGTCTGCTGTGGCTAGGTAAGTGTAGCCGCCTAGTCGTACCACATCACCAACTTTATAATCAGTTGCACTGTCCCAATCGTTACGGAAATTAAAACCAGTAGTGAATACATCCCAATCTAGTGGGCTTGATGTTGGAGTAGCGCCAGTGTTGTTTCTTTTGGCAATATAAGAGTAACCACCGTAGGTAACAGTATCGCCTATTTGGTATACTTCAGTATTGTTCCAAGAATTTTCAAATTCAAAACCGTTTAAGAAAACACTGAACTTGTCTGTTGGAAATGGACTGTTGTCGGAAGTGTGGTGTGCTGTACAAATCCAAAGGTCTGCACCGTACTTGACAATGTCATTAATACGATAGCGAGTTGCATCAGCAACCCATTCGTTTCTATAAACAATACCTTGATTGAATACATCCCACTTGACCAAATCTGCTTCTAATCCAACACTGGCAGAAGCGTTAGATATATGTGGGGTATTACATACATAGGTAGTTCCACCGTATGTAACAAAATCGTTAACTTTGTAACGAACTGCGGTTGCCCAGGCACCCTTCCAGTCAAAACTTTCTGCAAAAAGATCCCAACTGGCTAAATTTTGTTCAAGTCCTAAGAAATTAGGTGACGCATAAGTAGCAGAAGTATGTATTTGTTTACATATGTAAATCATACCACCATACTTAACTATGTCACCTAAATTATAGTATGTAGACGGAGTCCAATCATTTTTCCACTCTTGGCCGTCTGCTACTAAATCCCATTTTCTAGGAATAGCAATGCTATCAGTAGCCCATTCATCCGACTCGTGATTTAATACGCAAATAAAGCTCTTGCCACCTCTGCTAATTACATCGTCTACGACGTAGTTGTTACCTGTGGACCAATTGCCCTGCCATACAAATCGTATTCTACCAAGTTTAAATTCTGCCATTTTTTTATCCTCTGATAATATTTATCTTTTCTGTTTTTCTTATCTACGCCACCACGTTTTAATGAAGTATTGTAAAGCTAATCCGTCACCTGCCCAGGCTGCTGAATCTCCGGCAACTACTACCTTGTTAATCATTTTGATTGAAGAACCAGTTTGACCTTCTGGAATTGTGTTTTCTATCTTATCAGGGCCACCTATTCTAACAACACCGGCAGTTGTTTGTCCAGTAAACGTGTTAGAACCGCCCTGACTTAGTCTACCAGTCAAATATGCTTTGATTGCTCGTTGGGTTGGTATTGTGTTGTTACTATTTGCAACAAACGTACTGTCTGTTGAAAATTGTCTAATTACAACACCTGCTCCGCCAACAGCAATACCGCCTAGGCTCAACTGATCTAATCCTTCTAACCCAAACTGTGTAGCACTAATTGTAATAATACCAGTAGCTTGTTCAACGCTAAACAATCCACCAACACGGAAGTTTCCGTCTTGGTCAGTTGATGTATAGAACACACGGCCATTATTAGATTCAATAACTTGATCTTGGGGCGCCAACTCAGTGTCTTGAGGGAATCCTGGATAGTTTGATTGATCCTTGTTACCGTAACCAATATTTAAGAAGTCATGTCCAGTTAAACGAACCTGACTATACTGTGTTCTAATAGTTACGTCTTCTAAGTGGTCCGGGCTTCTTGCTCTTGAAATATCCGGAGCAACTGCTAATGTTGCCATAATATTAGGAGCAACAGTTCCAAACATTGCAGTTGCGCTGGTAATTTTATAAGAAACAGTCTCAGACCCAATAATTAAGTTATCACCTGGACGAGGTAATCTAGTTAATTCTGTACAGACTAAATTAAATCCTGTTTGATATGCGTCGGCAAAACCGTTTCCGTTAACTGTAATACTTGTGGAATTGGTATTATATCCTGTTCCTCTGCTTACAAAAGTTGGATTTGCTAAGACACCGTTTGCAGATCTAATAATTACTCCAGCTAGATGACTAGCATTTGGATCAGTTATTGTTAACTCAGGAGTAGTAACATAGTTAGAACCTGGTTCCCATATTGCCATAGAAATAACTTCACCTGATACCACTGTAAGTCTACCTTTTGTAGTAGTACCTGCAAACATAGTCGATCCAATGTTCTGCCCTGCGGCACTGACAAAAGTTCCAATATAGTTTGCACCCATAAATCCAAATGCAGTAGCACCATATGCGTCAGCTGTTACTGATCTAGTTTTCCATTTTATTCCATCTTCACTAGTATATGCGGTTGTTCCTGAAGCAGGAGTTGCTAAGAATACGCCTTGGCCATACACAATCTTTGATGCTGTGACTGGTAGATTGCTCTGTCTCCAAGATATACCATCGGTGGATACTGCTGTTCTTGCACCTGCACTAGAAATTGCTACAAATACACCATTGCCAAAAGCTACATCACTCCAGTCAGTGTTACTTGGCAATGTTGATGCTGTCCACGAAGTTCCATTTGTGCTGTAGGCGGCAGTTGTTCCGCTACCTGCTACTGCTACAAATTTTCCTGCACCGTAGGCAAGTCCACTCCAGGCTGCGCTTGGCAGTCCAGAACCTGATGACCAAGTTGCTCCGTAAGTATTTGAATAGGCGCTCGATGCTGTACCTGTTGCAATAGCAACAAATTTGCCGTCACCGTATACTAATTTATTCCAAGTTGTTTTGGAAGGTAACGCACCAACTTTCCAAGTTGCACCGTTAGATGCAGAATATATCACTTTTGACTGACTTTCAGTCATGCCGCCATTTTGAGAAATTACCACATAATAGCTGTTACCATACGCACCAGCAGTCCATTCTGCTTGGGTAGGTACTCCTAATGCTGTCCAATTTGCGCCATCTGTTGATTTTGCAAATATTGAATTAGCACTAGGCACAGCAATGAACTGTCCAGGCCCGTGCATAATGTCTACATAGGATGTTCCAGTTGCCAATGTTGGCAATGTAGCAGAAGTTTGACTAAATGCCGGTGTAGGAAATTGTGTTCTTGGTTCAATAAAATATACTGTTGAACTATCTAACCCTTGTTCAATTTCACTACCTGGGTTAATGTGATCCCAACCAACTTCAGCTACATTCATAGAGCCGGTTGCTGTTGTTATTGCCACATCTGAGTTTCCGCCTGGAATGGTTGTAATGGTAAACGATGCGGCAGTGATTGTTCTTACGTAGTATGTTATACCTTTGCTGATGCCGCCAAACAATGAAGTGCTAAATGATGCATTCATTGCACCATAATCTGCAGTTAATGTTTCTATAGCGTTGGTAAATGTAGCAGTTACTGAGCCAAGGGTTGCTGTAGTTAATGTTACTGGAGCAGGTGCTGTTTGAGCAGTCATGTATCCAGTTGCATTAATTTGATTCACAGCACCGCCGCCTGGCGCCGCACTGATTGTAAATGACGTACTGTCGTTAACTGCCAGTATATAATAAACGTTGCTTGGTACTAAATTACCAAACTGATTACCAATAAATCTAATTGGGTTGTTGGCTACAAACCCTGATGTAGAATCAACAGTAATCAAGTTAGTTGTTGTTTGTGTTTCTGTTGCTACTGCGTTAATTATTTGGCTAGCAACTGTGAAAGTTGTACCGCCAAGTATCTTACTAACATAATATTTTGTGTCTTTGGTTAATCCGCCAAAGTCAGTATCAAATACAATTGGATCTAGCACTACTATTTCAACTGTTGATCCTGCTGTGATAACATTACCTGTGGCATTAGTTTCTGTAACTGTGGTAGTTGACAAAGTATCTGCAATCGTAAACGTATTTGTGTCAAGCACATCTTTAATAAAATATCTAGTAGCAGTAACAATGCCGCCTGTACTTTCACCTGTAAAGTTTACAGGCATATGTAATATCATGTTATTAGTTGAACCTGCCGTGATATAGTTTGTATTAGATGGAAAATTAACATCCATCGTGTTACCTGAAGCGTTTACTAATAACCAATCATTACCAAATTGTTCATTGGAAATTTTAAAAGTAGTTGCAGATACAATTTCAACTATGTAATAAGTAAAATCAACAGCAATATTACCAAATGTAATTCCTGTAAAGTTTACAGGCATATTAATTCTTAATTTTTCTGTGCTAGATACAGTTATAACATTTTCAATACCGCCTATCGTACTAATAACTGGTAAACTGTCAATAGAAGTTGCTGTTACTGTTGTTGAATAGTATGTAGGTATAAATTGCACCGGCATGTCTACGTATAAACTGCTAGTGTCGGGTGTAGCAAATGTGTCTGTATCGGCTGCTGTAGATCCAATTGCCAACGGGGTAAATGATTCTTTTAAGACATACAAGTATTTAAAAGTGCTGTTGTAAGAACTAACATAGCCGTACTGGCCTGCACCAGTGCCACTGTTGATAAAACAGCGCATTCCAATTAGCTGGCTTTCTGTATTAATGTTAGACCCTGCTAAAATTATATACTGAGTATTTCCGCCTTGACTGTTGTTACTTGCTGTTAAATACCCACTGCCGTTTTCAGTCACTCTAGTTTGCGTTACTGCTCTAGATCTGGTTTCGTCGCCGACAAGTACAGCACCTGTACCTGCTCCTACAACTGTAAAATCTGCATAACTTGTGTAGATATTTCCATTTGTATTGAGATAGAAAGACATTTGATTTGCAATTTCAGTTTGGAACCCGTAAACTAAGGTGTCGGCTGCTGAGCCAGTCTTGCCCCTTGGGTACACTCTAAATTGTAAACTACTGTTAAGACCGGTTAAATCTCTTACAGTAAAGTATAATCTATACCAACCATCTGACAGTACTACTTTACCGTAGTTAAGAGGCAAGTAGCCGCTGCCTTCTTGGCTAGCTGGTGTTAATGTTTGATCAGCAAAATTAAATGTTAGGCTACTTCCTTTGGTACTAAACCCTGAAAATAATGCCCACAGGTCAACTGTTGGACTTGTGCGTTGTTTAACGTGTACACTTAATGTATAATCTGTAACAGAACCTGCTGGTACTGAACCTGATGCCGTGATAGTTAAAACAGAACTTCCTGATAAACTTGCTACTGTGATAGTAATATCGTTAATTCCGTCAATGCCGCCAACTTGGCTACCTGAAATTAACAACTGATTACCAACAACATAACCACTACTGCCGTAGTTAACACTAACTACATAGGCCAGTGCTCCAACAACTACATCAAAAGAAGCAGGACCAGTTAGATCACCTTGGCCGCCATTTCCAGTAATATTGGTAGTTGGCACTGCTGTAAATGATTGGCCGGTTTGCTGTATTGCAACTGTTTGATGAATATAGCTAGCATCTGTTCCCGATGTAGTAGCATTAAGAGTCCATGCATCAGCAAGGCCGGTCGGACCTAATGAATTTTGTGTAATGTTAAGACTATCTGTTGTCCAAACACCATTTAACAAATTATTACTATATTTGATAATGTTGGTAGTTGTTGTAAAATATTCTTGGCCAGCATTTGTATAAGATAGCGCCAGCAACTGTGCTTCAGTTCCAAAACTACTTTGTACAGTGGCTGCGGCCTGTGTTGATCGGTTAAAGACTACTCCGGTAATAGGATCTTCTGATAAATCATATCCTTCAGCAACTACTCCGTATGTTCCATAAGAAGTATTACCGTTTGTTGCACGTAACTTACCACCATCTTCTGCAAAGTACCCAGCGTATCCAAAATATGAGAACACCGACACTGCTTCGCATACTGCGCCTGGGCCTTTGACCCATATGCCAATACCGTCTGATAAAATTTGTGTATAGTCGTTACACACAATAGATTTATTACCACCGTTGTGTAAGTCTCCGTCAATCTTTAGACCCACACAACCAACACCAAATGTACTGACGTTTTGAATGTAAGGACTCTTTCTAGAGATCCATGCTTCGGTGTCATCTGGCCCTTCACCTGGATCTAAGCTAACGTATGCGCCACCAGTTGGGCGGCGTGTTAGATACTGGTTAATTGGTCCCAGGGTACCTGCAAGCCCCGACAATGTCATGTTACGAATACCACTACCGTTTCTAACATAGAACATGTCTTTGATAGCATCGCCACCGTAAATGGTCATTTCGCCGGTGCCTTGCGATAAGAATATTTCGCCACCTGGGCCTGTTGGGGTTGAACGAATGCTGAATTCAGTTGTAGTTATAGTAGAACCAATTACATAATATTTTTGTCCTAATTCAACTCCGCCAATTGCTGTTGTTCCTGCAAACATCACAGGAGTTCCGTCAACCATACCATCAGTCGTTAACACTTTAAACTTATTAGTATTTGCATTTGATGCTGTTATTAGACTATAGATACTGACTTTAGGAGATACAACAGCACCTCTTAATTCATCTCCATTTAATGCAACGTTTGCTGGTACTATAATAGGAAGAGTTTCTTTGTATGTACCTGTCTTAATTTGAATAGTTGCAGTTAACCCTTGATTAGGTGGTGGAATTTTTTCTGTGCTTTGTGTTTCAAGCGCAGTTAGCAGTATATCAAATAGGTCATTAATTTTAGCAGAGGCGCCTGGCTCTAAAACTTTGCTTGGATCAATAATTTGATCAATATAATCTTCTTCATCAACTTCGTTTTCTAATTGATAATCTGTTTGAGGAGCTGTGTTAATTAATACACTGCCTAACAATAACTGGGCACGTTGTAGACCTGCAATAAAATATGGAATACGTGCGGCTGTGGTTGCATTAATAAACGTGTTAGGGAACTCTGGAGCAAAATATGCTAGAGTAGCTGCCACTGTCTGGCTGTTACCTCCACGAGAGATGTCATATATAATAGCATCTAAAACTAGTTTTGTATCTCGCTTAGTTTTGTCATTGTCAAACAGTGTAATATCGTTATCGTTTTCAAACAATAGATATTGCAGTACGTCAGCCGCAATAAATTCCTCGTTTAAATCAATTAATGATCTAGCATTTGGAAAATTTGGACCGTTTCTAACTTGATTACACGCATATGCAATACTTCTCCAAGGTTTATCAATAGAAAACCCGTATCCTATTTGGTCAGTACCCATTGGGCTTACATAGTATACTGCTGGTACAACGTTAATATTTCTCCAAGAAATATGGCCGTCAGTTGATCTTAAAATAAAATCTTGTTCACCTACTGGAAACGCTATTGTTTTTGTGCCGTCGTGACTGGTAATATCGCCAATAGTGTTACCTGCATTTTGTCGTGCGTGTAATAAGAAATCTATCCAGTACTCATGATCAATGTCAAGGTCCGGTCTTAGCATAGATGCTGATGTGTGATTTTTAACACATCGATACGTTGCGTTGGCCCAGATTGCAAGGTCACCAACTACATATTCTGTTGCATTAGTCCAAAATTTTCTCCATGTAGATCCAGGAGTAACCATTTCCCAGTAAGCATAATTCACGCCAACAAAGTCTACTGTATCTTCATCTGCTATTGCGCCATCTGGACCTTCGTTTAACACTACTGTTGTACTGTTAGTAACAGATACTACACTTTGGTATCTAGAAAATGCAGGGTGATTTACTAACATACCTACAACAACACCTGTAGCGTTGTTAACTTTAAATGTTTTTCCTGAACTACCTGTGGCAGTATAGACTTTCTGTACAATAAATCCTGTAGGATCTTGTCCCTGATTGTCAGATACTGCTTCGTATACTCTACCGCTTCGTCTTACAATATCTCCAACACGGTAGGCAAAACCAGAGCTCCAATCGCCTTGTAGTTTATAACCAGTGGTTAGTAAGTCCCAGTCGTCGGATTCTGTTGACGGAATTTGATTTATGTTGTTAACAGTTTTACTAACATATGAGTATCCGCCGTAAATAATTGCATCACCTGGCTGGTATACTGTAGTACCCGACCAAGTTGTTCCAAATTCAAAACCTGGTAACCATTCTATAAAGTTAGCAGTATCGATATTTCCTGAACTAACATGTCCTACTGTACAAATGTATAATCCTGGTCCGTTTTTAACAATGTCGTTTTTTCTATAACGACGAGCTGTGATATAATCACCTTTATAATCAATTCCGTCATTGACGATTTCCCACTTTGCTTGGTCTACTTCAAGACCTAGCAGAATAGTTGCTGATGACACATGATTTACAACACAGCGATAAACAATGCCGCCGTAGCGAACAAGATCGCCAACGCCATATGCATAATTAATATTCCATTGAATATTCCAATTATCAAACTTAGAAAATGTAGTAAATTTAGTTAGGTCAATGGCATTGCCGGTACTAGTGTGTGCCACTGTGCAGACGTATACAATACCTCCAAACTTTACAATGTTTCCTAAACTGTAAAGGGTAGCAGTTAACCAATTGCCCTGCCAAACACGACCGTCAAGCATTAAACTCCAAAACGGTGTAGGACCTTGTATAGGATCCGAAGCATATAGAGCTGAATAAAAATCAGTAGATGTATGTGGCTCTAGGCACACAAACGTTTTACCGTTATATTGTATTACCGCGTCTCTATTGTAAAATGTTGCAGTTGCCCACTGGCCACGCCAGGTGTAACGCAATCTACCAATTTTAAATTCTGCCATTTTCTAAATTCCTTATCTATTCTATTACTTATGAAATCTGTGAGCCAGGTGGGTACGGGAATGTTTCATTAACTCGTACTACGAATTCGCCATTATCATTAATATAATAGAAAATATTTTTGTTGTCCCAACGATATTGATCAAAGTATAAATTATCATATGGTCGGCTGTGATCTTCATCTAGTCTTCCGTCAAAAAAATCAACTCCGTATTCAAAATCGCTAAAATCGTTTTCGTTTAGACCCGGATTATTAATAATAATAGTTCCAGTATCTTTCAATTGGTCTATTTTTGCAAAATATAATAGACCTTGTTCGTCTCTACGAAGTGCGTAGAAATATCTAGGATTGTCTGATCCTAAAATATCTGCAATATTGGTTTGACCTGCATAATATGACATAATAGTATTCCTTAGATTATTTCAACATAGCTTAGAACACAATCTAAACTTTCTTCTGCACTAGACATAATTTTAACACTGGTTGAAGGCCCTAGTACTAGCCTTTCTCCGCCATTGATGACTCGTAAACTTTGGTTGGGTGGCACTACAGTTTCTTTTAAGAAGAATGCAGTTTCGCTTGTTACACTGTCAACTAGTTTAACGCTGGCCAGTACAATACTGCTGCCTAGGTTAGTTAAACTTAGACCTACAACTGTGGTCTTAGCGTTTGCTTCTGTGGTTAATACAGTTTGTTCTGTAATACCAATTTCTGATTTTAATTTGTTTTTAAATAGGGTTGCCATATCTTATTATCCTAGTGACAGTGCAAGAGCAATGCCGATGTCTGTTGCATCATTAAATGTTACACCTGAACTTGTACCTGCTACCGAAGTCCATTGTTGACCGTTATATACTTCAACTAACTCAAAATCTGAGTTATATCGCATCATACCTTCTATTGGGTTTGCTGGTCTTTCTGTTGTAGAATTTCCTACAGGAATACCAAACCCACCAGTGCCAGCAAATTTTACATATCCTGTGCCCTGTTGAACTATTTCAGTTACTGCATTGGGCACAACGTTGGTAATAGCATTGTTTCTAAACTTTAAGTTACCTAGTCTAACACCACCAGTGCCGGATGTTAAAAATCTAATATCTTGATTGGCACTTAACGAGCTAATAGTGTTGTCAACTATGTCTAAACTGTCAGTTTGAAATCTAGTTGTTGCCAACTGTGTCTGATTGATTGTAGCAGTTAGCGTACTGTTTGCATAGAAATACAAAGTATTGTCATTGGCGCCCGGAGTTGCTTCTGGTTTAATATATGTATTACCGCTAATATCCTGTACACCGCCTAACTGAATCCAGTATGTACCGTTCCAACCTTCAAATCTAGACATGGTAGAATTAAATCTAATCATACCATTAGTTGGTGTAATTGGACGATCTCCGCTAGCACCTACTGGAATTTGCAAACTAGTAGTACTATTGACAATTACGCTACCGGTTCCTTGTGGAGTTAGTGTAATATCTGTATTAGAACTTACGCTTTGAATATTGTTGTTGTTAAACTGAATGCCTTCTGCAACAACATTACCAGTGCCATTGGCCTGCAATACTAAATCTAAATTAGTAGTAGTGGTCTGTATGATGTTGTTAAAGAATCTAACATCTTGAACATTAATCTGTCCATTTGCACTGACTACATTGATCTCGCCTGATAGACTTTCAATGGTGTTGCCACTGATTTTAATGTTGCCGGTTGATACTTCTTGCGCATTAATTGTTGTGGTGTTAACACCGTCTGTGAATATAAATCCGTCAGTTGATGTAACATTGATTGTTTGATTGTTAAACAATACTTCGCCAGTTTTTTGATTAACATAAAAACTGTCGCCGACTTTAAAGTTACCTTCGTTGTCAACGCTGGTATAATAAACTCTAGCACCGTTAAGCTCAACTACTTCATTGGCAGGAATTCTATCTGTAGGATCATTATTTGATTTCTTGCCTGCGCCAATGTAGGCCAAGTTCTCAGAAATTAGATATAAAATACAGCCTACCCCGTCAGCATAGATACCATAGTTTCCGTATACCGCCGCAGATCCAATTGATCTTACTTCTGCGCCAAAGTCATTATAGTCTGCAAAATTAATTGCAGTAGATGTTCCA